AGCAGTTATTGTTTCGTTAGATAAATCTACAACAGTTCCAGTAGAATCTTTTACTGTTAAAGTTTCTGTATAATCGCAATCTTGGTCAATAGTGATATTTTGTATTGTTGCCATTAGTCAAATTCCTATATATTAAATCTTTCTTATATTTATAATATATTTAAAACGCCCAACTAACAAACGAATATCTAGTACCTTTTGTGCATTCCGTGACTTCATGAGGATACATAAAATTAGAAGGAAACATTAATATATCTCCTGTCTTTAATTTAATTTCTTTACCTCTACAATGAAATTCTGATCCTTCATATTCTTCATTTAGATTTCCTACAATAGATACAATAGGAACACCTTTCATCTTACCATCAAAGATACTATGTATATGATCGTAATGTCTTCTCATCATAGTGCCCACTTCATACTTATTAAAACGAATAGGACTAAATTTTGATAACCATTGACTACCTGTTTTATCACCTTCCCAAGAACAAATTTTTTGATATTCGTCTAACGCTTGAGCAAGAGCAGGCGTCACTTTGTTTTGTTGTTCTTTTGTGCAAGCCATTACATCTAATTCTTTTGTGGATTCAGATGAAAACTCTCCAGTAGTGTAATTATTCCATTCGTGTTTTCGCCATTCTTTTGTATTACATTCATTAATTAATGATTGACATATTTCTTTTGGTATAGTATTTTTAACTATAATATAATCTTCAATTTGATTCATTAACTAAACCTCTTATATCTAAATGTGTTAAACTATCTTTACTACCTAATTCGTCAATGCTAAAAGTATTAAAAGATAAACTTATTCTTTCTTCTTCACCTTGATTTTGTGGAACACTATGTCTTAAATTAGAAGGAAACAATATTAACTCTCCTGCTACACAAGGTAATAAAAATGTTTCAGCATTAAATGTATTATATTTTTTAGGGTCTAATTTTATACCATGTTGATTAGATTTAGAAAACTGTATTGGCGGTAATTTAGGGTCTTGTCTTAAATAAAACACACCACTTATAATACTATTAGGGTGAACGTGCTCATGATGTCTAGAGCCTTTTGGATTTTTATTTCCCCATAGTTGAGTTATAACTAGTCTTTGATCTGAATTAACTATTGTATTACAATAATCATCTATACACTCTTTAAAAAATAAAACTATTTTTTGTAATTGTTCATGTTTTGTTAAATAAGAATCTGATGATCTAAAATTACCATTAGCGGGTTGCTCTTTCCACTCTAATCTTTCAATGTGTTTTAATTCTTTTTCTATATTGTTTTCGTATTTGTATATTTGAACTGGTGTAGGAAACACCGATAGTAATTCATCTTTTTTCATCATCAACCTTTCATTATATTATATAGTTATTTATGATTATAATCCTCCGTGACTATCACTTATAGTAGCATGTAATTTAACAGCAAGTCCTACATCTCCAAAATCAGCAGCGTTACCTGTTGACGCTATTGTCACAAAATCCATATCATCTTGTGGGTTTGAAGGACCTTGACCAGCCATTCTAACTGCTCTAGTGCCATTATTAACAGCACCTGATTTACCAACGGCTGCCTGTAAATCACCAAAATCTTGTGCGTCACCAGTAGAAGCAATAGTTACATAATCTATTACATTTGAATAACCATTTCCACCCATTGTTAATCCTCTAACTGTACTAGAAGCACCTGCTTCTTGAGCATATCTAGCGGCAGTTAAATCTCCAAAGTCTGTTGCATTACCTGTTGAAGCAATAGTTATATAATCCATTATATTACTAGCGTCTGGAGTAGAACCACCACTAGTAATTCCTCTAGTTGAAGAATTAAATCCAGGAGCATTTGCTCTTGCAGTTGTTAAATTTCCAAAGTCAGTTGCATTACCTAGTGTTGCAATAGTAAAATATTCTATAATGTCAACAACATCACCAGGTCCATCATTTCCTCCTCCAAATAAAAGTCTTGTTTCATTTGAATAACCACCTAAATTTCCTCTTGTTGCTGATAGATCACCAAAGTCAGCATGATTATTTCTTGAAGCAGGATCAAAATAATCAACTACATCTGATCTACTACCTGTGGAACCTCCTGCTGAAATACCACGAACACGATTACCTCCTCCTCCAGAGTCTTGTCTTGCAGTTGTTGAATCACCAAAATTTGACGCCATACCTGCTGTTGCTATGTGAATCATTTGATTAATGGTTCTCAAAGAAGCACCTCCACCATTAACAGCAAATCCTCTTCCTGATCCAGGCATATAAATTGCTGATAATCTTTGTATTAGATCAGGATATGAACCACCTATACCACCTGCGTTATTACTTAATCCCTCTGCTGATTTCTTAGCAGCAGATAGATCACCAAAATCTGAAAAAGTTCCGCCAGATGTAAAACTACAAAAGTCTATGACATTGACATTACTAGGATTAGCGCCACCACCAAATAGACCTCTTTGTGCGACTTGACTTCCTGCACCTCTTTCAAAAAATCTACCAGCAGTTAATTGACCAAAATCTGTAAAACTACCTGTCGTTGCGATAACAAATTGTTCATAAGAACCATTTCCTAGTGTTGCTTGTCCATTTGTGACAACACCTTTTACATTATTAGAACAAGCTGTATTTTGATTTTTTGCAGTAATCATTTCACCAAAGTCTGTTGCATTACCTGTTGAAGCAAGAGTTATTAGATGTGTTGTTGCTTCTGGACCGTTAGCCGAAGGTGCGTCTGCACCTGCATTACCACCAGTAATAACACCTCTTGTTGTACTTGAAGCACCACCACAAAAAGTTTCAGCTGCTTGTAAATCACCAAAGTCAGTTGCGTCACCTAGTGTGGCATAATTAACTTGATCTATTGTATTGTAATAAGTTGGTGCGCTATCACCACCTGCAAATATAATTCTAGTATCATTACCGACAGCGGTTACTCCTAATCTACTGTTAGTTAGATTACCAAAGTCAGAAGAATTACCACCTGTGGCAAATATGGCAGTGCTTTGAATAACATTACTTGCACCATCTCCACCACCGTAAATACCTTTGATCTTGTTTCCCATACCACCCATGTATTGACGAGTAGCAATCAAATCACCAAAATCAGAAGCGTCACCTGTGGTAACAGGATTGACTTTATCTATCACATTTATAGTTGAAGGTGTTGCACCTCCTCCCCATAGACAAACAGGCGCTACATCTATAAATTCATTTGATCTAACTAATTCGTTTCTTTCTTTTATATTCCAAATTGCCATTATGGTCTACCTACACTTCCTTGATAACCGTCATTTAATCCACCGTGATTATTACAACCAGCTGATAAGTTACCTCTAGCATCTGTTAAATTTCCAAAATCTACTGCTTGTCCACCTGAATTAATTGTCGTGACATCCATCTCATCTTTGTATGCAGGCGAAACTCTTCCACCAACATAAAGACCTCTTACAGAATTACTACAAGCAGACGAACCATGTCTTCCTAAAACCATAGTTCCAAAGTCAATAGCATTACCTTGTGAAGCAATCGTAAATCTATCCATAATAGTTTCATCACCTGATCCACCACCTGTCATTCCAAATACAGAAGAACCACAAGCACCCATTGATCCTCTTGCAGTAGTTAAATCACCAAAATCAATAGCATTACCTTGTGAAGCAATTGTAATAAAATCCATAACATTTTGTGCTGTTGGTGTTTGTCCACCTGTAAATACTGTTCTTGTAGGAGATGAAGCGTGTGTACTATGTGCTCTTCTTGCAACTGTTAAATCACCAAAGTCAGCAGCGTTACCTAAACTATCCATAGTTATATAATCTATAACATTTACATCTGGAGAACCATCTCCTCCTGCAAATATACCTCTTGTTGCGTTTGAAGCACCTGCTCTAAAAAATGTTCCTGCAGTTGCGTCACCAAAATCAGCACCGTTACCTGTTGTCATTACGTTTACATAATTAATCACATTAGCTGGACTAGCTGCAAGTAAAGAAAAAAATCTTGAATGACTAGCAAATCCTCCAGCAGCTTCAGCGGCAGCAGTTAAATCACCAAAGTCAGCAGCGTTACCATTTGTTGTTATGGTTACATAATCTATTATATTAGTTGCACCATCAGGACCACCATCATTACCTCCAGAAAAAACAGCACGACCACTTCCAACACGCCAATAGCCACCCATTACAGCGTTATTGACATCTTTTAGTTTCCATACACCCGAACAATCGTCTATTTGTGGATAGTTTGCCATTTAAAATTCCTTAAAATATTATGATATTTTTTTTGCCCAAATACCAGTAGCAGCTGCGTCTTGGTCAAAATCTGTTTTGTTACCATCTGCGTCTTCTTCTTTCCAATCAGACGTGTAAGTATCTAAATAAGTTTTGATAGCAGCTTTGTTTGCTAATTCACCTAGACCTGTTTCAGATGAACCGTCAACAGTTGCACCTATTAAATCCCAATCTTGTGGTGAAGCATTACTATTTGATTTTGGGTAATAACCGCCGTCTGCAATGTAAGTAGGTATAGTACCATTTGCTTCTAGGTTATACTTAATTATCTTGTTTGCCATTTGTTTTATCTCCTGTTAATAATTTTGTGTTTAAAGAGTCTTCATCATACAATTTAAATCCTCTTCGTTCAGCAAATTTTTCTGCGTCACTAGAAAACTTATCAGCACACGCCTCTAACCATTTCATAGTC